TCATGACTATGGATATAAGCATGCTACTCTTAAAAAGAAAGATGGTACAACCATTGGTCCACAAGACCAGAAGTATATGGATACAATTTTCCGTGATGTATGTATTGAAGTAAACGGATTTAAAGTATTAAACTACCTTGCATTCTGGACTCTGCGTTTAGCAGGCTTCGTAGCATGGAACGGACATAAAAAGCGGGGTACTCATGAAATATCTAAGTAAGATTATGAAAGAAAGAACCTCTTTAGACGGTGCATTAATTATTGGAGTATGTGGTAGTGCTATACTCTTAGGCGGCTTAGTAAAGTGGGCAGCTTGGGCAGGACTAGCATACGGCATATGGACACTACTAAACACTGAAGATTAGAGGGCAACATGGCAGTAGAAGTAAGCAGACGAGATATACTCTCCGACCAAATTTACGATTTACAATCTGATACAAGGTTCTTAAAACTCCCAGTACCTCCTTATCTGGAGTTGCTGGGTATTGAAGCACTACCTTCACAAATGGCAATCATAAATGCCATCAACAATCCTAAGTATAGGTTTGTGTGTGCCGCCGTCTCTCGGAGGCAGGGCAAAACCTATATAGCTAATATTATTGGTCAACTTGTGTCTCTAGTACCAGGTTCCAATATCCTCATTATGTCACCTAACTATGCCTTGTCTCAGATTTCTTTTGATTTACAAAGAAATTTGATTAAGCATTTTGACTTAGAAGTTACTAAGGATAATGCAAAAGATAAGGTTATTGAAATATCTAATGGTTCTACTATACGCATGGGTTCTGTTAATCAGGTTGACTCTTGCGTTGGCCGTTCCTATGATCTTATTATCTTTGACGAAGCAGCACTAGCCGATGGTAAAGATGCCTTCAACGTAGCACTCCGTCCCACACTAGACAAACCAAATTCAAAAGCACTTTTCATTTCAACACCAAGGGGTCGCAATAACTGGTTCTCAGAATTCTTTTATAGAGGATTCTCTGATCAGTTTGAAGAGTGGTGCTCTATTCGAGCAACGTACAAAGACAATCCTCGTATGTCAGAATCTGATATATCAGAGGCAAGAAAGTCTATGTCAGAAGCAGAGTTTAAGCAAGAGTATGAAGCTGACTTTAATACTTATGAGGGGCAGATCTGGAGTTTCAACTTTGAAGAAAACGTACAAGACCTGTCTCAGTTTGATACTAGTAAGATGGATGTGTTCGCGGGGTTGGACGTAGGTTTCAAAGACCCTACCGCAATGTGTGTAATTGCGTATGATTGGGATACTGATAAGTTCTACTTAGTAGACGAATATTTAAATAACGAGAGAACTACTGAGCAACACGCAGTAGAGATACAGAAACTTATACAGCGATGGGATATTGACTTTATATACATCGATTCCGCTGCTCAGCAAACAAGATTTGACTTTGCACAGAACTACGATATTTCTACTATTAATGCAAAGAAGTCCGTACTCGATGGTATAGGTCATGTTGCAAGTATTGTTGACAATGGCAAATTGTTTGTTGATCAACAGTGTAAAGAGTCTCTTACTTGTTTAGATTCTTATCAGTGGGATCCAAACCCAAACCTTGCAAGGGAAAAACCGAAGCACAACATGGCTTCGCACATGGCAGATGCAATTCGGTACGCACTATATTCATTTATAACTGCGAATGTATCCTTCTAACGACACCTGCTGAAAAATAGTTATTGACAACATACCCTAAACTAGATATAATTCTTCTAATGAAAAATCAAGAGCCGAGCCAAAATGCCCAAGTTAAAACGTGATGTTGTAAAGTATGTACGGGATAAGGCAAAGTCTAAGTATAATAAAGGTTCGGCTTGTCAGATTTGTGACGAGACAGAGCAGTTAGATTTTCACCATTTTTATAGTTTAACGCCCTTGTTAAATCAATGGCTTGTTAAAAACAGACATAACCCCGAGTACATACAAGCACTGCGGGATGACTTTATAGAAGAACATTCTGCCGAGCTGTACGATCATACTGTGACACTTTGTCATACGCATCATCTACTGCTACACTCAATTTATGGTAAAGATCCTTCGTTAGGTACTGCAAAGAAGCAGATGCGATGGGTAGAGATTCAAAGAGAAAAACATGGCTTGGTATGATAAATTATTAGGTAGGACCGTAGAAGCTGAGGAAAAGTTAAATCCTGGTCAGCGTTTTATGGGCACTGGTGTAGCACCTTCTAAAGAGCCTAGTTTCAGCTATGAAAAAGCTTATGAGGATCTAGAAGTTGTTAACCGTGGCGTGAACATGATCGTTGACGACGTAGCAGAAATCCATACTTTAGTATCTAAAGATAACACCTTTCGAGGAGTTGTTCCAGGTATTAAACGTGCCAAGGTAGAGAGACTTCTAAATAAGTCACCTAACCCTTATCAAGACATCAATAGCTTTAAGCGTAATCTTATTACTGACTTTATTATTGATGGAAACATTTTTATGTACTTTGATGGAGCACATCTATATCATCTACCTGCCACTGACGTAACTATCCACTCTAGTAAAGATACTTATATAGATCACTTTTCTATGCACGATATTAAATTTAGTCCTGATGAGATTATTCACGTTAAAGAAAACTCTTTTCATTCTATTTATCGTGGTGTACCTCGTTTAAAGCCTGCTTTAAGAACTATGATTCTTATGAAGAATATGCGAGCTTTTCAAGATAACTTTTTTAAGAACGGAGCAGTGCCAGGTTTAGTACTAAAGTCACCTAACACTCTTTCGGACAAGATTAAAGAGCGTATGATTGGTGCCTGGCAGCAAAGGTATAGTCCTGATTCAGGCGGTCGACGCCCTCTTATCCTAGATGGTGGAATTGAAGTAGATGCTATCTCCAATATAAATTTTAAAGACTTAGATTTTCAAAGTGCTATTTCAGAGAATGAAAAGATTATTTTAAAGGCATTAGGCATCCCTCCAATTATGATGGATTCTGGTAATAATGCTAACATTCGCCCAAATATGCGACTTTACTATTTAGAGACTATACTTCCTATCGTTAGAAAAATTAATTATGGGCTTGAAAGATTTTTTGGTTTTGAACTAAGTGAGGACATTACTAATATTCCTGCTTTGCAGCCAGAGCTACGAGACTCCTCTGCATATTATACTTCATTAGTAAATGGAGGTATTATTACCGCAGCAGAAGCAAGAGACCGTCTAGGCTTTGAGCCTATTGAAGGTACAGAAGAAATTCGCGTTCCAGCAAATATTGCTGGTTCTGCAACTAACCCCGACGAAGGCGGAAGGCCTGTCGAAGAAACGGAGGAATAATGGGAAGCATGAGACAAAGAGGTAAAGTCCTCGAAGCAGTATCAATGGTTATGTTAGAAGAGGGTAAAGTCCTTACTAAGCATGACTACGAACATATGGAAACACGAACTCCTGTAAGAGCAGGTATTGTACTAAATCATTTTGGAAGTTGGAGCCGTATGTTAGCTATTATGGAAACGAATCTTCCCGAAGTGTGGGCACAGATTAAGCTTAAGGAGAATCCTCCACCAAAGCCTAAGCCTGTACCGCCTAAAGCACCAAAGCCCTCACCAAAGCCTGCACCTAAAGCTGCGGTCAAGCCTGCTCCGGCAGTAAAACTGGAGAAGTAAGATGAATAAAATCTTTAATCTCACATCTACTTTTAAGGCCGTCGAAAGCGACGATGGATCTGTAATGATTCGAGGTATGGCTAGTACAGTCGACTTTGATCGCGCAGGTGACTCCATTTCCGCTGAAGCATGGCAAAAAGGTGGATTAAAGAATTTTGAGAAAAATCCAATAATTCTATTTAATCATGATTATGATAGACCTATTGGTCGAGCCACCGGGATGAAAGCGGGACCCGATGGACTAGAGTTGGAATGCAAAATAAGCAAAAGTGCCCCTGGCAATGTTGCTGAACTTGTTAAAGACGGTGTTCTTGGAGCCTTTTCTGTCGGTTTCAGAGTCAAGGATGCTGATTACCTAAAAGAAACCGATGGACTAATGATTAAGGACGCTGAGTTGTTTGAGGTTTCGGTTGTTTCCGTACCTTGTAATCAAGCAGCTACTTTTTCGCTCGCGAAGTCTTTTGATTCCACTGAGGAATACGAAGCCTTCAAAAAAACTTTCACTAATCGTGTAGATCTAGCAGGTCAGTCTCTGGCTAAGAATGAAGATATTACTTCGGAAATAGCTAGTGACCACACACCTAAAAGCGCGGAATTATCCGCAGATCAGGAGATCAAGATGGACAATCAAAACATCGACTTGGAAGCTTTTGCAAAAAAGGTAGCTGACGAAACAGCCGCTAAAATCGCAATGAAGCAAGCCGAGCAAAAAGCAGCTGAGAACGTAGAGGCTACAAAAGCTCAAGAAGCCGCATCTTTTATTGAAGCACAAGATATCAAAGTTAAGACTGGAATTCAGTCTGGCGTTGATGCTCTTATGGCTGACGTACAAGCACAACTCACCGCTAAAGACGCAAAGATCGACGAAGTTATGGCCAAGTACGGCAAAGACCTCGAAGAGAAGCAAGCTGAAATCACAGCTATGCAAACTAGCAAGAAGACTTTTTCTGATCGTTCTGGAAAAGGCGACGTATCTAAGTGGGGTCAAGATTTCTTGAAAGCTCACCTATTGGGTGTTATGACCAACAAAGGTATGAACACTGCTTTTGCTCGTGACTTGCAAGAAAAAGCTGGTATTGATTATACTACTGCAGCCGCTGACATTGATCAGGAAGTTTCTAATCTCATCGAGAAAGAAATTCAGAATGAGTTGAAAGTAGCTCGTTTGTTCCGTGAAATGCCTGTAAATGGTGCAGCTACTGTACTACCAATCCAGCCAGACGTAGACCCTGCTGTATTCCAGACAGGTGCTGCCGCAGCTGGTAACCTAGAGAACCGTGGAGCATCTAATGTTACATTCCAACCTAAGCAAGTTATTCTTAATGCTTATCGTTTGATCTCTAGTTCTTTCATGGACAACAACGTAGACGAGCAGGTCCTCATTAACTTGATGCCTATGCTTGTTGAGTCAGTTGCTCGTGCACACGGACGCGCAGTAGAGAACGCTATCGTCAACGGTTCTGGTTCAATTACTGGTCTTGACGGCTATGCAGCTGCTCACGGTACTACTTTGGACGTATCTGACGGTACTCGCCTAACTTCAGCGTTGCTATTAGCAGCTCGTGAAGGCATGGGTAAGTATGGTGTTAACCCAACTGACATGGCTTACATTGTAAGCAATGACGGATTCTACGACCTATTGAACGATGCTAACTTCCAGACTCTGGATGAAGTTGGTAGTGATTTAGCAGCTCGTATAACTGGTACTATTGGAGCCGTTTACGGTACTCCAGTAATCGTATCTGAAGAGTTTGCAGCTCCTGCAGTTGGTGTTCCAGCAGCTCTTGCTGTTAACACTCGTAACTATGTAATTCCTCGTTTAGGCGGTGTAACCGTCGAGCAGGACTACGAAGTTATGAATCAGCGTCGAGTAATCGTTGCTAGCCAAGCTCTTGGATTTGAAGAGTTGGTAGCTGGTGCAACTGGTGCTGAGCCAGTAGTCAAGATTGATTACATAGCTTAATACTTAACAGTATAGAAACGAGGGGGAGTTACTCTCCCCTAAGTTTTTACTAAGGAACTTAAAACATGGCAAACTTAATAACATTAGACGACTATAAAACTTCCGTAAAAATGGAAAGTACAAAGGATGATGCTCGTATTAATGATTTAATCGCTTCTATAAGTGCTTTAGTAAAGACTTACTGTGGGAATACAATAGTAGACCACTACTCCGCTAACAAGACTGAGACTTTTAATATTACTTGGTCAACAAATTTATCACAATTAACAGAAAGCCCTGTAAACACTATAGTTTCTGTACAAGAGCGAAGCAGCTTTTCTGCAAGCTATACAACTGTAGCTGCAACAGAATATTACCTAGACTCAAACACAGATAGTGTTTACAGAGTTACTACTTCTGGCCATGCTAAGAGCTGGCCTACAGGCCCTGCTTCTGTACGTATTGTTTATAAAGCTGGGTATGCAACTTGCCCGGCAGACTTGCAGCTTGCTGTAATTGACCTAATTACTTATTATCATAAAGATGAGCATAAAGCTCGCCAGACTATGCAAGGCTCAAGTACTGCTAATAATACTACTTCTAGTCAAAACGATAATGTAGGTTTTCCAGACCATATTAAAAGGGTTCTGGACATGTATAAAAACTACTAATGTCTAAGATTAAGCTATCAAAAGCACTTGCAGATTTAGATAACGTAGTACAAAAGCAAGTTGATGGTCAAAGCGTACGAATGAAATATGTAAGAAGACTTGTTGATAAAAATGCAGATGTTAAGCAAATTTTACTACTGGACAAGGAGTATCAAGCTAGGTACACAGCACTCATAGCTTCCTATGATAAAGCAATTATGGGAATGACAGAAAAAGATCTAGAGGCTAGTGGCAATAAAATGTTTGAGCATGAAGGAAGAAAGTTCGCATTTAAAACAGGAAAACAAGTAAAAGAACAGAAGCAAAATTTTAGGCAGATAAATAGATTAAGAAATAAGTTAATACCTGAGCTGCAAGAAGGCTATGAGCTAGGGCATAAAGACATAAGCATATTAAGAGGCAATATAGCACTAGTGCTTGGAAAAATGTCCAAAGATGATCCTAGACGAAAAGAGTTATTAGCCTTGTTTCTTGTTGTACAGAAAATAGATGCAATGGATGGCATAAATGGTACTGAAAAAGAGAATAAAATAGAACTAATAGAGTTCTTAGCTAATACAGCAGAGGCAGGGGTAGACCTATCAGTAGACTGGAAAAAAGAC